TAGTTCTGCTGTAGATGCAGTAATACCATCTAGTGTTTGCACTTCAGCAGAGTTTAAGTCAGCTAAAGCATCAGCAGTACCACTACCCATTGTAGCTAGTTCTGTTAGTTCAGAATCTAATGGTTGTTTACCATCTATCTGTGCTTGTATACCACTTGTAACACCATCAACATAATTAAGTTCTGCTGTTGTAGCAGTTACTCCATCAATAATGTTTAGCTCTGTAGCTGTAGCTGTTACGCCATCTAAAATATTTAACTCTGCTGCAGTACTTGTTACACCATCTAAAATATTTAATTCAGCGGCTGTTGCTGAAATAGAAGTACCGTTAAAATTTATAGCATCTGCATAAAGAGTACCATCAAAGTAAGCATCTTTAAATTCTAAAGATGATGTACCAAGATCAATATCATTATCTGTTACAGGTACAATTGCACCATCTTGAATCCTAATCTGCTCTACAGCACTGCTGGAGACCTGTACAAAAAAGCCCCAGCGGTTATTAGTACTATCTGCTACAATCTTATTAAGAAAATCTTGGTCTCCGATAGTATGAATATTACCGCCTTCAGCAGCAGTTCCATCGTGTCTGTGACCAGTAGTACCAGAAGAAGCATAAGAAAAAGCATTTACAAGCTTATTATACTCATTATTAAATAATGAAGCACTGATTGTGTCTCCATCAGAAAAACTGCTCTGTCTTGTGTAGCTAGTGCCTGCCATATTATCTCCTATTAGATGGTGTATAATCTATATACATACCATTTATTGCATAAGGTGGATTAGAATCCTCTGTTCTTAATCTAAAATTAGTAGTATGTCCTCCTCCTTGTACAGCTTGTCTTACCATAGGATCATTAGATGCTCCAAAGACACCTGTACCTAAAAGAGATTCTCCGAAGATAGCTGGTAAAGGAACCGAAGTAAGAGTATAGTCATCTGGTTGAGGATGATCTGGATCTGCATAATTATAGCGGACTCTTAGAACAGGCTGTGCCGTACCTTCTGGAGTTATAGAAATTTTAAGATAGTTAATATTTTTTCTTGTACCAAAATCTCCAAAGTCATAGTTAGGAGTTTCATAAGTAGCTCTCATACTTGCAGAAGATCCTTCATGGTAAAAAGTATTTCCAGAGTCGTGGATATATACATAACCATCATCATCACCATGATATGTTTTTTCTATTCCGTTGCTATTAAAACCTGAAGTTATGGCAGTAGCTTGAATTCCTCTAGTTTCTGACCATTGAAAACCTTCAGATGTTATAGAACCAATAACTCCTTTAGCTTGAGAAGACCCAGCACCTGCAGTAGTATAAAATAATCTATACTGAGATTTTTGTCTTAAAACTACAGTAGCTACTATAAAAGAATCAATACCATTAGCAATGTCTTCTGTTATAGAAACTATCTGTCTGCTTACTGTTCCTAACTCTACGTCACCGATACGCGCAGTACCAGCGATAGTCCTAACTCCATCAGGACTTAAAAATACCAAGTCACCAGCAATTTCCTGAATACTGTGATTATCTAAGCAACCTACGTTTTTAGTTACAGGTACTACAGCTATATTAGAAGAATCATTTATATTTACTAATTTATAAATACTGTTTTTACAAAATATAATAAGGTCATCTCGGAAAGATTTCACGCCTATAACTTTATCATCAAGTTTTATATTTCCAGAACCTGTAGAAGTAAAGTCATCTATATCATTAGTTCCACTATAGTAAATAGTATTAGGGTTATTAGAATCTCCAGCTACAACATAATGTTTATCGTGAATTACACCTGTAATAGGATATACAGTACCGCTTACCGTAACTTCTTTAGCAAAATAAGTTCTGTTGCTTAATGCTCCTGTACCTGTCATTTTAAAATAAAAAGGTTTAGTAGCAGAGGCTTCATCAGTAATTAAAAGTTCCCCGTACTGAGTATCACCCTCATAGAAAGCAAAATTACACTGGTTTTGATTTGTTCTGGCTAAAGTAGATCTTCCTGTAAAAGTAGAATAGTTATCTCCTCCACCAGCTACAGAATCTCTATTTATCTGTAACCATGTTTCACCATCTAGAGTAAAATATATATTTGTTCCAGAGCAAGCTATAAGACCATCCGCGTAAACAAAAAGACCTAAAATAGAATTAGTACTATTAGGTCTTGCAGCATCTCCACCACCAAAAGGTTCAAAACCATTTATTCTTCTGTAACCACCATCTGAATCTACTTCAAAGTTTTCAAGCTTTGTAGCAAGACCCGGATTAGAAAGCATTTCAAACTGATTTAAGTTTGTATTTAAGCCTCCTTTACAGGATACACCGAAAGGTAAAGACTGTGGCATTAGACGAACCTAATCCTATCATCTTTAAAGTAACCGGGATCAGGCTCCATAAGATGTAATTTCATATTCTTTAAATTTCTTTTATAATCCTCTAGAGCAAAAGCTGCTCCTTGAGCATTATCATTAAACTGGTGTATATAGTATCTAGCTTTACTTATAATTACAGGAACATATACATCTGGAAAAACTACTGCATCTGAATATAAATCAAGCTTTGTAGGCTGATTAAAAGCAAAAAACCAGATTCTGTAGACTTGATCTGGTATAGGACTTAATCCAAAGTTTCTTGCATCAGGACTTCTTACAACTCTGCTAGGTACACCATATGACTGAGTATCCGCATCGTCTAAGTTTTCTGAGACTCTAAAATAATCTTTCCATTCTTCAATAGTAGTATGTCGTAAGTTACGTGCAGTATAAGGAGCAGATTCTCCGCTTACGCCTACAGTAGTCAGATAAAAGTTATCCCAGTCTATATAGCCATAATCTCCTAAAATAGAAGAACTAGCAGGCTTTAATTCATACCAGCGTGTACCTGCTACTGTTTCTACATATGTGTTACCATACATAGGATCAGTAGCTCCACTTTCTGCTACAGATAAAAAAGGCCATTGAGGTTCTTCGTTAACTACATCTAAATAGGCTCTATTAACAATATCTTTTACATGCGTTTGTACACCTACAGAAGATGAAAAAGTAGCTGAAGTTAATTCAACTTCATTTACTTCTCGTAAAATTTCATTACAAATCTGTAAGTAGTTAGTAGCCATTAGTAAGTTACGCTATTATTTTTCCCAGCCATAGAAACACAAGCTTTTTCCATAGCAAAAATATCAGATTTTACTTTACCACCGTGCATCTTTTTATCACGAGCTTTCTCAGCCGCTGCTTTACCCTCTTTAGTATAGGGATATTTTTTACCATTAACCATCGGCATTATCTTTCTCCTTAATCCTGATCAGATTCAAAAGTCTTAGATTTTTCTCTTGCAATCTCAAATTCACTTTTAGGTCTATTTAAAAGAGGATCTTTTCTGAAGATACGATCATAGTTCTCATCGTATGCAGCTTTATTAAAACCTTTTCTAAACCTGCTTTCTTTACTTGCTATAGTTCCGGTAGACATTACAAATGGTTTTTCATCAGAACCTATTTGAGCCATTAACTACTCCCAAAAAGAGGGGGCCACCGAAGCAGCCCCCGGTTAGTTTAGTCAATACCGTAGAAGGCAGATACGAGAGCTTCGCCGCGAAGGACTTTGGCTCCGTAGACATGCAGACCACGAACAATATCACCAAAGCTATCAGGATCACGAATGACCTCAGAGTTGGTGATAGTTTGTGCAGTTGCCGTAGAACTCATATGACCACCAATACACTTACCTGCCGCGTTAGACGTAGAGGCAATGTTATTGGTCTTGTACATATCAAAACCACGGAGCTTGCCAGAGCTTACCAAACCATTACGGATGGAACCCTGACCAGCGTTATAGTCAACTGACAAGAGCTTAGAAGAGCTTTGTACAAGGACTTCATAGAACTCGGGGTTAGCCAAGAACCAGCGTCCTTCTTCAGGAACATTTTGCTCATCCAAGAGACGTGCCATATGAGACAGAACGTCAATAGGATCATGTTCACTGCCAGCAAAACCAATGTCTAAGTTACCAGTACCATCAAAGGTGCCTGCTGCAAGGTCAGTTGCATTGTCAGTACCCATGCTATGGTTTGGAGATGAATCAGGCACACCAGCAAACATCGTAGCAATTACACCTTCATCAAAAGCATCACGCAAAGCGTAAGCAGCAGAAGAAGTTGCAACGTCACGGAAGTTTACATGCGACATATTCGTTTCAATATCATCAACGATGAACTTGAAAGCGTTAGCCGTATCCACAACCAACGTAACCTCTTGGTCCGTCAGCTTGGTAGCCGTTACATCTTGTCCTCTTTCATACTGGTAAACGGTGATTTCAGGTTCTTTGATAATGCGTACACTATCACCAAACGCTGCAATTTCACCAGCATAGTCAGTATTCGTAATAGCCTCTGCTACAGAAGCCTTACGAAAAAAGTTAAGTACCTGCTTAGAATAAACCTTGGGCAGGAAGAATGAGTTCGTTTGGCCTGATACAGAGTTACCAAAGTTAGCATTAGTATCTGTGCTAGGCTCAAAGAACTGGTCGGATTGGTTATAAGCCATTGTTATGTACTCCTATAAAAACATAAGTTAGGCTACTACGCGACCTTCAATCATTGCTTGATTAATTTCTTCTTCATATCTATCAAACTGATCAAGGGACATAGCAGCAATTTCCCGTTCAGTCCAGATTTTAGGTTGTCGAGCATCTACAGAAGTTGTTTTAGTTGATACCATATCTGCTGCCGAACCTTGCGGCTGCTGCCGTCTGGGCTGTGTTTGAGATATGCCATTTTCCATTTTATAAAGATCAATAGCTTTTGAAGCTAAAGCAACATTATCAGGATTATTATAAATCCAATCTTGTATTTGTTCAGGCTGTTCTTTAGCCCACCCATGAAAGTTATCATCGCCTCTTATATCTTCAAAGTCAGGATGTCTTTCCCTTAAAGAAGTCTCTGCTTCTCTTTGAAGAACTTCAGACTCACGCTGTCTGATAGACTGCAACTGAGCTTCAAGTTCTGATACTTGGCGTTTACTTTGTAAATGAGCTACAGTTTCAACTGTATTATACAAATCAGGATACTGTTGTTTAAACTCCTCCAGATCTTCAATAGTTCTGGGAGGTTCGTACTGAGGTTCAGCGGCTCTAGCTTGAGCTACCAATTCCTGTTCCTTTTGTTTAAACTCAGAAACCTTATTATCATAATGTTTTTTTAGATCATCGTATCTTTTTTTATAATCATGCGACGGTTCTTCCTGAGGGGCTTCTTCCGAGGTGGCCTCAGGTTCAAAAAATAATCCGTCTGCACTTCCCATGCTAGGTTTATCTGGTCTATGCCAAGCTTTCTTAGCATTATATGGGTTAGGTTGTTCTGACATACTCTTTCTCCTTCACGGGGCTTGTGTCTTGCAAGGTAGCCATAGTTCTTTTATTTGGCCTATAAAAGATATGGGGCTTGTCTTATCAAGGTAGCCGTAAAAATTATCGAACGCTAGGAATCCTATTGGAAGCCATCATAAGTCTTTCAACTTCATCATCAGTAGATTCTTCTACTTCAGTTTCTTCTGGCTCCATATAGCCTCCTAAGTTCATCTTTTGTAACCCACCGTCGTAGGCACGTTCAGCATCATCCATCATTCGTTGGAGATTGTCCGCACCAATCTGATCAGTGGCCTTTCTGGTCATAACAAATTCTCCGTCACTAAGTCTAGCGGGGATAGAATCTGATACTCCCGTTCCCGGCCCTTCTACTTCTCCAGAGCCGGTAAACTCAGAAGCAGTCGATACAACTTTGTCAAAGATCTGACTAAGCTGTGGATCTGCCTCTAAAGCATTCACTAAATAATCTTGTTCTTCAGGCAGTAAAGATTCTGAAACAACAAAATCAATATGTTCTTCTTCCATTACATCATCAGGAAGCTGTGTTTCTTCTGCATTTGCCTGATCTTCAGGCGTATAAGTATCTACAGGAATTTCAGATGCCTCCATATTTAAAGGCATTTCAGGAGGAACCATTAAAGATCCTTCATTTTTTCTGTCCATTGGCTCCTCTCTCCTCATAATCTCTAGTTGTTTTTGTCCCTCTACTCTTTCTTCATCAGAGAAATTTCCCATAATTTTATTATAGTTTTTTCGTACCTGTTGTCTTGCTTCAGGAGTTTTAGCTCTTTCTAGTTCTTTTTCATATTGAAGAGCAAGCCGTACATAGGAACTTTCAGAACCTTGGTTAAACTTTATACGTGGTTTAGATATTAAAGAACCAAGCATTTTTTTATCTCTGGGCATATCTTTACCTTTATTTAAAAATTTTTTATTTACAATATTTAAAGATTTAGGGTCAAAAACTGTATATTCTACCTTTCCGCCTACTACTATATCTTCTAAAGAAGAACCTCTAGCATCTTTTAAAATAGCTTTAATTTTATATTTAGAAAACAACTCATCTGCATTTTTTCCTGTTATTTTTAATAACTGTCTCCAAAATTTTGCACTATCTAAATTTAAAGACTCTCTATCTATATTTTCTTCTTTTATTAATTTATTAATTTTATCTTGAATTTTTTTATTTTGATTTAAAAAATTTTTACCTGATAATAATAATTCGCCGGGTTCTATATTTGCCTCTACTTCATATAGGATAGGAGTACCTCCCTCCTTACGTTTTAAAGCTTTTTCTACATAGTCTTTACCCCATAGTTTTTTTACTTCTTTAGGTGTAATATTTGCATAACCTTCAGCTATTTTTTTTTCAGGAGTAAAAGAAAAACCTTTTCCAAAGGCTGTTTCTTGTGCAAAATCAGAGTTAAAAGAATCAAAATCTGCAACTGCGCCATGAAAAAGTTTTTTAATTGCTTTTGAAGCTAACTTTCCTAAAACAAAAGGTTTTCTTTCTGGGGGGTTAAGAATACTCATTCTCTAGACTCCATCATTTGTTCAACATTAACCTTCAACTGCTCTAGGCGTTCCAGCGAACTCACCCTCCCCTGGCTGCGGTACACCTCCAGTTCCGATGTTGCCCCCACCAGTACCTGTAGCTCCAAGGTCTTGAGCGCCTTCAGGTACTCCTTCAGCGGCTCCCATACCTCCGGGTTCTTGACCACCGGGGCCAGCTTCCGGGCCAGCGTTTTGTCCAGCATTCTGCATCCCTATAATTTGTGCCATGATAGCGGCTTCTTCAGGATCATTCAGAAGTTCATCTGGGTCTAGATCCAAGCTATAAGCAAGCTCGCTAATAAGCTTGTTAATTTTGACAAAAGGAGCTACTGCTGGATTCTGTACGGTCTGTAAGAATGTAGTCAGTCTTTGACTCCTCACCTCTTTTTGCATCAGGCTATTAGTACCTGTAGCTTTTACTTCTAAATCTCCTTGTACATCTAATTTACCTTCTAGGAATTGCATGTTCCATTGGAAGTAAGCTTCTCCTAAAGGTTTTAAAAGAAAGTCGTCAAGGTTCTTAATAACGGTTTTAATGTTTAATGAAGCTGCTCCTAACAACATAGACATGCCGGAAGCAGTTCTGGTCATACTCTGTACACCCGTCTGACCATGACTATAACTAGGAATACCTGTTTGTTCATCAGCAAGCTGACGGAACTTATCAAACATCATCATGTTTTCTTGTGATGTATTAGGAAACTTCAAACCATTGATAGCAGTTCCCGGTACACCTGCTTGTCTTCTAAAAACTTTACCGGGATAGATCTCCATAGACTGACCACCTACTAAAGCAGTCTCGTCTACATCAAATACAAGAGATCCTGATAAAGCTAAATTATCAATAGCCATTCTTGCATGACCATTCATAATCTTTTGAGAGTCATCCATGTTCTCTGCTACACCGATACCAAAGAAACTGTAAGGGTTCTTTTCGTAACTGAAAGCTTGGTAAGGGATTCTAAAAGGTGTAAAAGGATTTACTACAGTTCTTAAAAGTTCTCCGTTACAGATCCAAGCATTAATTTGTACTTCATCTAAATCATCTATTTCTTCTGAGAGTTCCATACCTACCTGACGGCAGTACTCAGCATCCATAACACCCCAGTACTCTATTACTTCAAACTGACCAGACTCTTCAGAAGTAGGGTTATCTCTTAATTCATTCTCGTAACCTTTCTCTATATAGTTTGGTCCCATCTGGAGACAGTTCCTAATAGCATCCTTATCAAAGTAAGGCATCTTTCCTAAGGCTCGTAGCTGTGTCCTGTTAAGTCTGTGCCTATGTAAAACATATTCACATTCGGATAGACTGGTAGCGTTTGGGTCTGGGAAAAAATCCCAAAGACTGACAAACTCAATACGAGGAACACGAACATCAACAGGAGAATATTGTCTCTCGCCTTCGACATCTTCCCAACGATGTAACGTCTTGTTAAAGTTAAATGGACCTTTAATAATACCAGTCCCAAAAAGTGCGGCCTCAAAAAGCGCATTACGTATTTCACTGGCTCCGTTAGACTCCTCTATCTGATCATGTATAAGTTTTTCCATCCTTCTTGCAGCTTTCTGAGCCGGATTCAGTTCAAGAGCTTCTGCAATAGGAGTAAGGTTTTCTTTTACTCCTGCTTCTTGTGCCTGTATATCTACAGGAGGAACAACTTCAAATTTACCAGAGCCATAAGTAGCTCCGGGTTTTAAAGTTTTACCGTCTCCTGCAAAGCCTACATCAAAAGGGTTTTCCGTTTCAGTCTCTCCAGCAGTCGTTTCAAGACCCGGCGCAGGATTGTTAATATCCAAGTGGGCATGTTCTGCTACTCCTTCAGGAACTTTAGTTTCTGATACGCCGATAGGAAATTTACCGGAACCAAAGATAACTTCTACAAGCTGTCCAAAAGCAGCTAAAACTTTAGTCTTAGTTACTTTAATAAATACTCTGGACTTTTCAGATTCTCTGAACTTTACATTTTTAGCGTAAAGACCTCTGTAGTTATGATAAGCATTTAACCATCTACTTTCATCGAGGTCTCTAGCAGACTCGGCAGAAGTAAATCTATCGTTAATAAGACCAACGAGATTCTTACGAAGATTTTCTTCTAGAGTAAGTTGAAGACCTTGTTCATCTTCAACTTGCTCAAAGTAAATCTCATTGGCCGTTAATGTATTTTCTTCTGCCATAATCTTTAGTCAGGTAATACGCCAAGGTGAAGGAACTCAACCAAGAACGTAACCGTGGTTGCTGCTGTAGCTAGGTCTGCTCCGATTGGAGTGAGTCTTCCGTATAAAGTTCTTGCGGCTGCTGTATAAAGAGTTCCTGCAATTACAATAGCTTCTGAAGTAGCAGGGCCACCTACGACACCAGCAGTTACGCTTGTACTGACAAATGCGTTAGCTGCATGACCATGAGAGTTCTGGATAATGTACAAGGGTGCATTAGCAGTCCATGTAACGGCAGAACCTCCATCATCAAGAATAGCTTCTGTTGCAATAATCTGAGTACCGCCAGAAGAAGTACCTAGTGAAAAGTCTAAGTCATTGCCACTACTACCACCTGTAACAATGTTACC